ACTTGATATGTTGAAGTTTGCCAACCCGTAGAGCCATAAGAATTCGTTGAGTAGTCGCCAGTACCAGGATTAGTGAATCCAAGAAGTGCATATTGTTTGACATAGTTGTTTACCGTTACCACTGGAGTGCCAGTAACAGTTACAGGAATGAGTGATGTGATAGAGCCATCGTTAAAAGGAACATAGTCAGTTCCGACATAGTTCCACGCCATTGTGTAGGTGGTGCCTGCCGTCAGTTCTACCTCACGAGTTATCCATGCTGCGTCTGTCGGTGTACCTTGACCGTTGCCTGATGCTTGCGCCTGCGATGTAAGCATGTTTTTAATTTCTGTTACCGAGCCAGCCGAAAGGCCCAAAGCACTTGCCGCTTGGTCAAAAGTCTGCTCACTTTTGGGTTGAAGCAGAACAGCGTTTGTTCCGTTATTGGGGGAGAATGTCCAACTGCCAGAAGCAACTGCTGGTGCGTAGTACGGGCTAGACGGACTTCCAACAGCACCCCTAGAGCCGTGAGTAAAAGTACGAGAACCAGTAAATATGGTTACACCAGAACCGTTGCCAGTTATGGTGCTGCCTAATGTCCCAGACTGGCTTCCCTTGCTCCAGCCCGTGAAAGTTCCATCCTCAAAACCAGTATTGGGGATGGTGGCTGCTTGGGCAGCAGCAGAAAAACCAAATATGGACAGCAATAGGAAGAATACCGACGGAACGGCCATGATAATCGCAGATTTATTGACACGGCGACGCCGTATTTTCATGGAGCCTCCTAAAAAGGACCTCCAATTCTAACATTTTTTAAAGCTTAAATATAAGTAAACAATTTTAAATAGTTCTGTCTGCGATGTTTCTGTTTTCTACTGGTTCAAGTCTGCCGCGATGCTTTGCTTCCCCATCTTTTCTTACCCACGTCATACCGTAGGTTGTACTCAATGTCTCTGGACCTTCTCTACGCAATAATCTTTCCGCCATTGACTGAAAGGTGGGGTCATCGCTGAGGTTGAGATACGCATTGTGCGACCATGGAAGGTCATAAAAGGCGGGTGCATTCACCAAAAGCGCTCCTGCAGTATTCCAATGTTCTTCGATTCTTGGGTTCTCGTTTACAATTGCTCCGGATAGGCAGTACGCAGGAACATCCATACCCACTAACGGCCTATTTACCTCAAGCATTTTTTCCACAGTCGCAGCATCAATTAACATGTCTGAATCTATATACAACACTGCAGCATAATTAACTACTCCATAGTTGAGTTCAGTGCAGTCTTCACCCCAGTGATGACCGCTAGTTACCCTATGTCTTTGGGCGAACTCTCTTATTAGATTTCTACCGGTTTCTATACGAATCCATCTGTTTCCGGAATTAACTTTTGCCTGCATGTCGTTTATTGAGTATGTCCAATAATCTCCATTGACTTCTCGTAGGGCTTCAATCACCTCTGCGAATGGCTCTATCCCGCGATTGTCTAACTCAAAGGCCGCAAACCATTTTACATTCGGAAACCTTCTTGAAATCTCAACCTTGTCTGCAAGCCAATCAAGATGTTCTTTGGCATCGCACTTCCAAGCCACTAGTGGTGTTCCGATTACAAAATGCTTATCGTAATCAATTGGTTTGAATACTGGTGAATCAGGTGTTTTTATTTCTGGTTTATTGAGCTCTGCAACAAAGTCTGAACATACACCCGAAAATCTTGTCTTCCAATTTGAATCAATTTCCCACCATGAACGCTCTGGCAGAACGTTTATGCATTTGCTTGAAGTTGATTTTTTCCCAGGATATGCCCAAACATAACCCCTACTCGTAATCGTGTAGTCATCTGTATTGTGAAAGAAACAATGTAATTGATAATGTAGTGAAAAACTAAGCGCTTCTGGATTTTTACAATGCACCCATATCTGGTTGGTTCTATCAATTAGCCACTCTTTTGGAATTTGATACTGGGGTTCATCGTGACCGAGAAACAGACCAGATTTATTTGCCCATAAATCGACCTCTACATCAAAACCATTTGCAATTGCTTGTTCTATGTAATCTGGACGATTCTCAAATTCTGGTTTGGGTCCGTTAGTGTTCCCGCGATGAGAAATATAAATCATTTCTGCACCTGAACCCATATCCAGTTTTTGTGATTGTCTCCAGGGCCAGTATCGCGGATATCTGATTTGTAGTTTATAAATCCTATTTTATTTACAAGGTCTTCCTTTAGGTCTTGCTCATCAAGAATACTCACGTCCGAGTGGCCATTTGTACTTCCAGCGTCATAGTTGTTGTCGTAGTACCCAGCAGTCGGGATTCCCCCCTTACCGCCATATCCCATTTGGAAGCACAGCTTTCCGCCTGGCTTGAGTACTCTATAGATATCGGTCAAGATATTAAATCTAATTTTATGCACACAAATATGCTGGAAGCAGATTACGGCGAAAACAACATCGTAAACATCATCCTCAATAGCGGATAGGTTGTCACCACTGGTCACATACAGGTTTGGTTCGGCAATGTTGTTTGCTTTAACATTTATGCGTGCTTTTTCAATATTCACATGAGAAATATCTATCCCATCAACCCGAGCAAATCTGTCTGCAAACTTGACCAAGTTTCTTCCAGGTCCGCATCCATATTCAAGTGCTACAAGACCATTTGTATTAAAGTCCTTGAATAAGAAATTGTCATAGTCTGACCAGTTGTTGTGAGCGTCGTACGAGCCAACTACTGGGTCTCTAAAATCAAGCGACCATTTTGATGCATATTCGTCATAATACGAATTCTGCATTTCCAGGTAATCTTCTTTGTCCTTGCTCATTTGATGTTCTCCATATTATAAATAACCGCCGTCATTGATAGTGGTGCGTCTCTGCTGCCTCGATAGAAAACCTCAACAACATCAGCATTTTTTTGAATATACTCTGCTTCATCAGGTAGTGAATATTTTGAAGCCCATCCATTTTTGTCTATATTTTCCAATAGATTAACAGTTGCTTCCTCGTCTTCGTTTTTGTAACCAAGCCACCACGCATGAAGGTCTTCTATTATGTAAATCCTTGAATACTTGAATAGAAAAGAAAAAGATGTTTCTATCAATTCGGGAGTATGTCCACCGTCGTCGACTATCACATCATATATTCGCCCATTTATTGCGGATTCAATTTGTTCTCTATTGCCTTGGTCAACTTTCAGTACTAAGCACCCTTCTATTTGGGGTATTTCGTCTATGTCCCACCCGTGGACCGATGAATCTTCTGGAAGCCATTCCCTCCAAGCCCTAAGAGAATAACCCCCTTGCACTCCAATCTCGAGCAGACGTTTAACAGATTCTCTTTTGATGTGTCGTTCATAGACGTCCATGTATAAGTGTTGTGATTTGTCTGTCCCATGCTTCAGCCCCAAACCATGCAACAACCCCTCGCTCATTTATTGTTCTCCAAGTAGTAATTTAAATCTTCCGGTGTTCCAATGCCCCACATTTTTGGTACTTCCTTGATACGAATCTTTTTGCCATCCTGAATAGCTTCATTGAATACTGGGCAGACATAAAACTCATTATTGGTTCTGATATCTTTTTCAATCATTTGATTTGCGTATTTCACGTAATCCGAGCCGTGCTTCCAGTAATAAATTCCAACTGTGGCATTGTCTGAAATTGGGTTCTTTTCGGCAACTTCACACACAAGACCGTCGTCACCAATCTTTGCATAAGACCACTTTGGATGGGTTGCCTTAAAGGTAAGAATTCCACCGTCTACACCTTCTGCACCAAATGCATACAAGCACTCGTTGCTATTCCAATCTACTATTTGGTCAGAGTTTGCCATCAACAGTGGTTCGTCATTGTCTATTAACCCAGATGCCAGCAATGTTGTACATGCAGCGCCCTCTGTCATTCCATCAACCAGGACAATGTCGCACCCTGGTTTAATGAGTCCTAGAACCTGTTTTAAGTTGTATTTCTCGTAATGCTCTTTTTGTACAAGAAAAATAAAATGAGCGTCTATGTTTAGATTCTCAACAACCACCTGAATCATTGGTTTCCCATTAACCTCAATTAGGGGTTTTGGAAACGTGTACCCAGCTTGCGCAAAGCGAGAGCCGGCTCCTGCCATTGGTATCAAAACATTCATTTTTTCATTCCTCCACGCAACAGGCCTTTTGCCTCTGTTCTCTATTTCCTCAACAAAACGCATTAAACGTTCCTTATTCAGGTCTGCAGCATTCTTTATTGCATGAAGGTTGGCACCAGAACTAAGCGCGCCTTCTCTGCCGATATGAGAATCTTCAATAATTATAGTATTAGCGGGAGTTGAATCTAGGGAAACAATGCACTGCCAGTACATTTCTGGGTGTGGTTTGTGGTGTTTGACGTCCTCGTTGCTCATGATGTATCCGACGTACTTGAGAACCCCAATGGCATCTAGAGCCGTAATTACGGTTTCACGAATTGCGTTGCTTGCTACTGCAATCTTCCATCCTCGTTGTTTAAGTGTTTGCATTATGTCTATAGCAACATAATTTTTTGGAAATTCAGAAAGTATTCTTAATGTTGCGGCTTGTTTGTCCTCCCAAATTTGTTGATGTTTTAATTCGGGTAGTCCTTTGTCTTGAGAAAGCATTTTTAATTTTGTCGCAGTCCCCAGTCCGTCATATCTAGATAAATGCTCATCTCTTGTTATTACGTATTTTGGGTCGACTCTGCTTAGTGCAATATTTAACGAGTCGAAGTGAACGTCTCTTGATTCAATCAAGACTCCGTCCAGGTCGAATATTGCAAGAAAATTGCTATTCATTTGGATTTGGTCCTGCATGTCTGTGCCATTTATTATGGCGCACGATGCTCTTGCCATTGCACTTCATTAGATATTTATCACGAACGCGCATTGACCACTCAACATCTTCTTCTTCGTTCCAGCCACGTGATTCATCAAGTGGTTCTTCAATCATGACGTGTTTTTTAACCATGAAGAAACCGCCAGATATATACATGTACTGAGTTTGCGTCCAGTCGTTATAGTCGAGCGACCATGCACGACCGTGTCCTGGTTTGTCCCAAAGCGACCAATCCATTGGATTTCTGTCGCCATTTATTAGGTACTGTGGGCAAGAACAGATTTCCCAGTCTGTACCAAACGTCCTAAACTCTTCGTACCATTTTGCGTCAAATAGGTGGTAGTCATGCATTAATACAATATTCTCGTATTTTGCATTTTGTATAAGGATATTTTTTTTCTTTGTAATCCACCTAGGCTTAACTGATTCATCAAAGTCAATTTTGACAATGTCTGGGCCATCAATACCGGATGAGTCACCACCACCAACAATCAGTATTTCAAAGTTTGGAATTCCTAGACTTCGAATACTATTTATTATCTCGCTGAGTCTCTGCTTGTCCTCATAGACGGTTATTATTCCAAACGTGAAATCTATATCGCTCATTAGCGACCTATAAATTTTCTAACATATGTTTAAAGGTTGCATCCCAATCATGGCCTCTTTTTTCCATTGTAAAATTTTGTAAATTTTCATAATTTACTTCTATTTCGTCTTTTCTCTTAGAAGTATCTAATAACTCATCTAGGTGGTATATCCATTCATCTGCTGTACTAGCTACTCTTCCAACGCCACCTGCTGCTAATGTGGCATATTCGGCAATATTGGTTGCAATAAAAGGGACCCCAGCAGCCGCATACTCTAGCCCTTTAATATATGATTTCGCATGATTAAAAGGTATGTCTCTCAAGGGAGCTATACCTATATCCATGTCTTTGAAAAGAGATGGGTACTTAGATATAGGTATTAAAGGTTTTAGTTTTGCAACACATTCGCCAGGAATTCCAAGCTGAAGATTAGCGGCGATGGCATCTTCTTGATGCCCGGAATGCGTAAACCACAATTTACGTTCTTCTATATATTGACCAATGAATCCAGAAAGTTGTTCTAGGTCTCTTGACCTATAGTTTGTTGCTCCAACCCATCCAATATTTAAATGTTTATTTTTTCTGAATTTATTTTTTTTCCATCTTGGTAAGTCAATACCATTTAAGACCATATATACGTTATTTCTTTTGCTTGCATAGTAATTAAATAAATATGGGGTTGAGGTTATGACAGCATCGGCTGCCATAATTATTTGAGCATAGATTTCTCGATTGTAATCAGCATGAAATTCTTTACTTGTTAGGTAGTATGCTTTATTGGCTTTATCTAATTCATCGTGGGCGTCGTCAATATCAACTACAATTTTTTGGCCTAATGCCTGAGCTTTGGATATGCCCTCCAAAACCTCTCTATGCATTAGTAGTTTAAATACGATAATGTCCCAACCATGTATTGCATCTCCGTTTGAGAGCATTAAACCAAAACCATTAGTTTCGCTAAATCCAGGGAACCCAACAGTGGATGTCCAACCATGTTTTTTTAATTCATCCGATGGCAATTTACATCTATACCAAGCACACCCGCTTGGCTCAACCGGGCTGACCCCTAAAGACCAATCATGGGTTAAGAAAGCCACTGAAGGTTTTTTTGACATAAGTTCACTCTAATCGATTCTTTGCGTTGTGATAAACTTTAAATAGGACCAAATACGTCTAGGAGGAAAAATGAGCGTAGCATTTATCAAGCAAGTAGTTGAACAGGCAGCAAAAACATTCGTGACCGCATATCTTGGTGCATGGGTGGCAGCAGGTTCAAGCTTTGATGCTTTGACCGACACAGGAAACCTTAAAATTGGTGTCACTGCAGTAGCGGCGTCAATTGCTATCAGCATGGGTCTGAAGAAGGTTGGTTCAAATAAGGACTCTGTTTCAGTACTTTAATCTGAAACTGTCCGTAGGGACAGGGGTTCCTAATCTACAATCTTTTAGGTCTTTGATTAGGAGAGCGCGTCCGTGATTGCTGGTGTTTACAACATAACAATAGAGCAGGGCTCTACTTTTGGACGCCTAATTGCCATCGAACAACCGGACCTAACCACAGACCCCACAGGTCAAACTTTTGAAAATTTTGATTTGTCGGGCTTCACTGCTCGGATGCATATCCGCAGAACTATTGACACAGCAACACCAATGATTACTTTGACCACCGAAAACGGTCGAATAGCAATTAATCCCAACATTGCTGGGTCGCCTACTAAAAACAACGAAATTGCCTTGAGTATCACCGCCGCCGACACGGCAACCATCACGACTAGTGGGGTTTATGACCTAGAAATCATAAGTGCTGGTGGAACGGTGTCGAAAGTTATTCGCGGCGATGTTACTTTGATACCTGAGGTAACTAGATGAGCAACGTACCTAATCAGGTTTACATTAACCAAGACACCGCTAATCAAGTAATTGTTAATCAAGACTCTCCAAACCTTGTAACCGTTAGGGCAAATTCTGGTGCAGCCAATACTCGTCGCCATGAACATACTCAAGGGCAGGCTTCGACTACTTGGGTGATTACTCATACGTTGGGTGGCAAACCTTCAGTAACGATTGTCGATTCTGCGGATACACACGTTGTTGGTGATGTAATATATAACAGCACGACTCAAATCACGGTTAATTTTTCAGCGGCGTTTTCGGGTAAGGCTTATCTCACATAAGGAAGTAA